TCTATAATTGCATTACCATCTTGCTCATCCACAAAAGGTGAAGCTTGATTTCTAGCATAACGTAATTCTCTGTTTATTCCTGTCTCAGGGTCAACCCAAAGTAATGGGAATCTTCTAGTGTGTCTAGTTGCAAGCATGAAAGATAAAGGTGCTGCATTCCTTGTTAACTTGTAGACCTTGTCTACTCTTTTTACTGTAGTTTTCATTTGATAAAATTTAATTTAATTTATAAAAAAGGAGTCTCTTTGAAGAGACCCCCTTTCATTTGTTGGTATTCTTAATCTTGGAAGATGAAGAAGTTATTTGCACCTAAAGTACAAACTGCTCTTTCACTCAAGAAGTTTACTTCCATCGCATCTAAGTCAGATGTTCTTGCACCTCCTGCTGAACCAGTGATCCAAGTTTTGTAACGTCTGTCTTCAGTTTCAGAAGCTCTGTATCGAACATGTAAGAATGGTCTCTTAGCGTTCTTTCCAAGGATTTGGTCATAAACAGTTGTAGAACCTGCAGGTACTAACAATCCGTTGATGCTTCCTGTACCATCAACTCCTCCACGCATTGTTGGGTCGTTTAAGTATTTCCAGTCAGACTTGTAAAAGTCATAACCTCTACGGAATCCTGTAAATCCTAAGTTAAGTGCCATCTCCTCATCATTGTCAAAAAGACCATAAGAAGTTCCACCTGCTCCATAAGAGTTTTGAGCTGCTAACATATCATCGATGTCAAATCCAAAGTCTCTGTTCAAGAAAATTACATTCTCTTCAATAGCACCTTGCTTGTCTAAACGTGAAATGATTGCGTCAAAGTCTGCTAAAGCATTAGGGTTTCCACCTGCCCATACATTACCTCTTTGTTGTACTACATAGAATACACCTTCAGACCCTTTGTCTCCAACTTGGTCAGAAGTAGTTTGTGTAGCAACACCAGAACCTGCAGCAGCAGGAACTGCTTCAATCATTGCAGTTTCTAAATAGTCATCGTAACGTAAACGAGTTTCGTGCTCAGACTTCAAGTACCATAAGTAACCTGTTGCTCCATTTTCAGTAGTAACCTCAATCCATCCGATTTGAGCCATATCAGAACCTGATACTGCATACTTATCTTTGATGATAATTGGAGAGTTTTCGAAGATGAAATCGTCAGCTTCTAATGAACCTTGCATTCCATTTGTTCCTTTCTTAAATTCAGAACCATAGATGAAAATACTTGCATCAGCATTTCCTAATCCTGAACCACCTGTATAACCACCTGCATCGTAGAATGCAACAGTGAATTGGTTGTTTGCAAGGTCAACTGCTATTACAATAGCTTTGAACTCACCTGATCCATCGTTGTTTACAACAACAACTGTTTGACCAACTCTAATTGCAATCTGAACTGTTGCACCAGAACCTGGTTGTACAGTTGAACCTGCAGGGTTAAGAACGTCATTTACTTGGAAAACTGCTTCTCCACCTGCTACTACTGCTGCAGTACCACAATCAACGTACTTGGTGTGTAATCTTCCTTGCTCTGCCCATTTGATAAGGTCTGAGTTAGAAGGCATTTCTGCTCCTACCATTCTAATGAATGAGGAGATTGTTCTGTTACCATATCTTTCGAGAACTTGGTTGCAAATCAAAACCTGGCGTAGCTTGGACTGATCCTGCCATAATTTTTATTTTTTTAAATTAATTATTTTCTTTTTATACTTCTAATTTTAAGTCCTCTTCCACTATCTGTGTTTAAAGACTTAAATTGTGTTCCTCCTTTGCTTGTCACTTCTGGTGCTCTACGATCAGACATATTGATATTTTTTGTCTTACGCATCACATCTTCTGTGGCATTAGCTTTACCTTGCTCATAAAAGAACTGGGCAAATTTTTCAGGATTCTTTGCAATTGCTACACTCCTATGAAAACCTGCAGAATCTTTCAAAAGACCATTGTCATCTAAATACTTGGTTGCCCAACCACCTGGATTCAATGCATTCTTTTTTAGTTCCTCTACACTTCCTGGAGAATAAGTTAATGTATCTTCACCTATCTTAAATTCAAAACCTTTGAACTCTGGTGTAAATACCTCTAACGTTTTAGAGTTATAAACCTCTTTCTTTCTCTCAGTCTCTTCTTCATAAGACTTCGCATTTGCGATGTATTGCCTATAGCCTTCCATTTCTTCATCAGAGACATTTGAAGTCTGCGTTCCCCTTGACTCAAGTGGTTGCTTATACTTCTCTTGCATTTCTTTGAAGTAATCTTTTGCTTTAGCAATAGCTTTTTTCTTCTTTAGCTTAATTTTTTTTACGTCTGCTTCTTCATCTATGTCTTCATCAAAAGAATAGTCATCCATTAAGGTTTCTATATCCTCTTCATCAAGACCATCTTCCGTAGCACGTAAATAATCTCTAAGTAAAGAATCAGGGTTTAACTCATCAAAATCTTTTTGTAGTTCTACAAAATCTTTGATTCCTCTCCCTGTATCTTTTTTATATTTAAAGTAAGCAGCGACATCTTCAGGTAACTCTTCCTGAGTTTCTCGCTGACTCATTAACTCATCAAATGAATTAATTTCTTTATTATATCTTTTACCAATATATGAAAGAACGTCTTTCTCGTTTAATTCAGCAGGCTCTTTTGTCTCATCAGGAGTAGCAATTACCTCTTTATTTTCAACAGGGGTATTATCTACTTCTTCTTTTTTTGTTTCAAGACCTTCTTCATGTTTATCTAAAAGCTCTTGTTCTACCTGTTGTGTACAGACTTTTCTTCTCCTACTGTTACTTCTTTTACTTTGAATTCCATATGATTAAATTTGATTATTACAAATATAAGAAAAAAATAATACCGATTTTAGACATTATCTAGGCTCAAACTCAGCTAGATCAAACCCATCTAAACTGTCTTCATTAGATTCAAATCTTTGTGGTGGTAAATTATTTTTTCTTTGATTTATTAGTCTTGACTGTTCTTGATTAGCTTGAGATATTCTAGCAGACTTTGCACTTTCTCTTTGAGTTTCTCTTTGGGCAAGTGCTTGTTCTGAAATGTCTCTTAACTTCATATTATAATCAAACTCTTCAGCCATTAATTTACTTTTGAGCATAGCCTCATTATTTTGCTTTTCAATCTCAAAGGCTATCTCAGCCTGCTTCAATTGCATCTTACCTTGTATCTCAGCTTGTTGCTTTTGCATCTCCATCTGTGATTTCATCTCTTGTGACTTTAATGCTTGTTGAGCTTGCATTGCTTGAGCTTGCATCGCTTGTTGTTGTTGCTGCTCTTGTAATGCCTTACGTTTTACTTTAAGTAATTGATTAGCAAGTTTGATGTTTTTTATTTCTCTAATATCAATAGCATCTTCTAAATTAATATCACCCTTAGATAATGCCATCTGAATGTTGGCTTCTAGTTGAGCCTTTTGTTCTTCATCAGGAGCTACTTCAATAAAAATACCAAAGTCATAAATATACAAGTCTTTAATATCCTCAAGTATACTTATATTATATTTACCTATAGCATTAGCAAAATCATCTTTAAAATCTGCATACTGTAAAATATCTGCAACTCTGTATGTTATTGCTTCAGCTAAACTTCTATATATGTATAACGAACCATCAAGTATATGTCTAGTTGCTACATTAGAATTTAAAGCAGCTAATTTTTGTAAGCCAACCAACGAGTTAGGATCAGGTGAAGATGCATCTCTAGCTTCATTTAATCCAGTTACTTGCCTTATCATATTTAAATAATGATTATAGTTTCCAATAAGCATTTGTGTTTTACTTGCACCTGAGCTAGATTGTAATTCTTTAATTGGAACTTTACCTTGATTATAGTCTCCATCTTGCGTATAGCTTCTACCTATAACAGAACCTGTTTGGAAATATAATCTCAATGCATCTTCAGGATTATAAGCATTACCTGTCCCTAGGTCTACTTCATTCAATCCATCAGCATCAATATATACTCCATCAGGAACTACTCTTGAAATTACTTGTTGTAGTTTTAAGTGTGTTATCTGTATCAAGTCTGCAAATGGAATCATACGTCTAGTTAAAGACTCAATAACACCTTTGTACATTCTTGGAGCAACTGCTACGTAGTTGGGTAATGCATGTTGTTGAGCTGATTTAGGTCTTACCATATTTTCTGCAAGCTCCCACTTGAGTAAAATATTTGTACCCATAACCATGATACCATCATACCATACGTCAATAGTTTTTTCTATTTTTTCAAACCTTCCTTCTTCCATCATTTCCATTGGAGGATTGAATTGGTCATCTTTCTCTATTATTTTTGTTCCTCCGTTTTCTAATATTTTTTTCTTATAAACTACTTTCTTGGTAGTCTTATAATTAAAATACATAAGAGTAACAGTATCTCTATAGAAAATATCATTTTCATAAAACTGAGCTACATTGTAATAGTCATACCAACTCTGAGAGTATTTAGATATTTCTTCCAAATCTTCTCTGGTTAATGACTGATCAATCTTCATCAGTTCAGTGATGGGTAGTGTTTTAATTTCACCCCAATAGAAACAATCTTTAAAGTGAGGGTCTTCAGTGTAACTATATACAATATTTGCAGGGTCTACATATTTAACTTCAACACCTGCACCTGGTAAAAACTCATGTTTTGTACAACCTATTCCTAAAACTGTTAAATCATAATCAACTCTTTTACGAATATCATTGTAGTGGTTTTCTGCAAAAATAGTATTGATTGCTTCCTCTTCAGCAATTTCAATAGCAGGCTTATATTTAAGCTGCATGTATAAGTTTAATTCTTCATCTGTTTGAGGAAGGTCATCAGGATTCATAATGAAAGGATCAGCTCCAGTTTCTTTCTGAACAATCTGTAGAACATCTTTAGCTGCTGCCTGACCTTGTATCATATCTTGATACTTGCTTCTTTGAGATTGAGACATAGCATCTTCTGCATATGCCTTTACATCAAACAACCTGTCGTTCATTCCATTAACAACGACATCTACAAATTTAGGGATAATAGGAACAGGTGTCCAGTCTAGATTCAAGTAACTTAAATCACCATCAACTGCAAGTTCATTTTTATATTTAGCAACCGACTGTTCACCTCTAGCATAAAGACGCAACCTGTAGAAATCTCTCCACTGATTATAGTATCTGCATTGGTTGCCATCTTTCTTAAACCATTCGTATTGAATAGCTTGACCTATTTGTAAGCCAAATTCATCTGATGCTTTTTCACTATCAGAAACAAACTGACTTGGAAACCCAACAGAGGAAACATTTATTTTTACGTCTTTCATTTATCTAATTATTTCACTACGATTTCCTTTATTGTTATATCTAGCAAAGTTAATAATAATATTTGATTGTTTTTTTACAGGTTGATAAAGGTGTCTTTGGCAAGCCATTACTGCTAAACCTGAACTTATAGACGCATCAAACTTAGTTCTGTTACTAATATCAAACTTCGCCCAATCTTCTAAAGTTCTATTAAAAGGCATATATCCCATTTCATCCTCCTTAACTAATCCTATGTGAGATTCAATATAAGACTCAATAGCTGCTGCGTGAGCTTGTTTTACTGCTTCACTTGAGTTAGGTATACCTCCAAGTTCTTTTTCTGTCTTAGAGAGCTTGTGTTTAAGTTTGTCTGGTCTATTAATACTAAACCCTCTATATCCTCTATTTTTAAAATGATACAATAATCTAGGTTTATTATTCTCTACTAATATAGGCATTCCATAAAATACACATGCCATCAATACTTCTTCAAAGAATATCTCTGCAGTTTGAGGTCTTGCAACATACTCTAAAAAAAACTGATTACTAGGAGCATCATCCATATTAAACTTGGTTAAGCCATGTAATGCACCATTAGATGCACCACCTCCAACAGTACCTGATATATCATAACTATCACAACCAAAAGCACCTACATGTTCATTTAAAGGAAAGAAATCCCCCCTAGCATTTTTCTTGTACCTATTCTGCATATTCTTTTTAGGAAGCCAACCTACTAAAAATCTTCCCCTGTTGTTAGGAGTCCACACTACTTCAGTGTCTTTGATTCCATTCTTCCAGGAGAAAGAGCCACGAGTTGTATGGTGTTCTTGTATAAGTGAATCATTGTAATCTATCTGCTGATATATTCGTGTAAGATTAAACAATGACTGTTTGCTTTCATCCCTGAATGCATGAGATTCAGTACGAGGGAATTGTCTGTAGAACTCATTTAATGCGTCAGGATCATTCTTTAAACTTTCAACTTCGTTGTTCCAGTAATCTATTACATCATCCATAGGCATACCATACTCATCTATATAACCTTCAAAGTTCCACTCCATAGGGATGAAAAGTGAATATAACCCACTTTTGGTTTGACCATTAGAACTTCGTATTCCTAAATCAGAATCGTAATACAGTTTCTTAAACTCTTCACCTCCTTTACTAAGAGAGTTAGAGGTTGAACCCATCATACATTTACCAATTATTCTTCTACCCAACCTTAAACAAGTTTTGGTAACACGATAATTATTTAGTATATTGTTAGGTTTTAGCCATTTACCACTTTCATCATGAGCTAATAATAAAAGTTTTTCCCCATCATAAGAGTTGTCATCTGTATTTTTCCAGTCAATGGTTGTATCAAGACCCTCCATCTCTTCATCATCAACATCGTACATATTCTTTTTTGTAATCTTTGATGCAGGTATTCTAAAAGCTAATTCAGTTTTTGGTTTATCCATACCATCCTGGACAGGTTTAAAAAAGAACGGATAATTTCTTACAATTGGAACAACCTTGTCAGTAAACATTTTTTTCGCATCAGAACCAGACTTAGATAATATTCCTATACGAGAGTTTTTAGATATTGTTCCAACATTTGCACATTCTTCAGATGCCATATATGAAAAACCTGAACGTCTGATTTTTAAATATATCATACCAAAGCATCGAGGGTCTGCTTTACATGCCTCCCAAAAAATATAAAAGATTCTGTTAGCTTCCCTAAAATCTGGATAACCCACATCAATCTTTGTCCATTGAAGGTACATATAATGTGATCCAGTTATATATGTACTATTGTTATTGTTTACAAACCAATAGCCTTGTTCTCTTTTGTCAAACTCACTTTCAATATAGTCTACCCATTGAGCTTTGAAGGTGTTAGGATGTTCATTCCATTGGAATATAGATTGTATTTTTAGAACTTCCTTTGGTGGCTCTTTTCTTTCCCACTTGTTGTTGTCTCTTTGAAGAGACTCTGGAGCTTTAGGTAATCCAATTCTAAGTCCGTTAATTTCATATACCTCACCTACCTCTCCTGTTTTAGATATTACAACAACATCATACTTTTCATCATAGCCATATTGCCATGACCTATTCCTATTCTTTTTTTTAAGAATACCTTTAGGTATGTAGTTATCTACAACTCTGTATAAACTATGAAGACCTTCGTTCTGCAAATCCTTGTTTAGTATCTAGTTTACTTGGACCTCGTGCTTCGATTTCCATTAAATTTTTTTCATTCTCTATCCTAGTCAGTATATCGAAAGCATCAAATATAGCTAACTTCTTTGTAGCTGCAGCATTCTTTAATCTATCAGCAGCTAGCTCGTCTTCAGGGTCTGGTTTAATTATATCTTCCTTAGCAACTTTAATTAGTTGCTCTACGGCTCTCATTCCTGCCTGAATAATATTCTTCTTTAAAGTTTGTGGGTCTAGTGCCATTTGGATTATATTTTATTCTTGGTCTTTTTTTTCTTCTAGGCTTGTCTTTCATAATTTAATTGTTATTTGATGATCAAACATTCGATAAAGTTTTTCACCATCCACTTCAAACTCATATTCACTTTCTGGTTTAAAACATATTTTATCTCCTGGATTCACATTTTGTGAACGCAAATACTCATTGCTATACTTTATTTCACCCACCAATGGCTCTTCGTTAGTATTTTTATATAGATAATAATCTTCAGTAGGAACAGGTTTTGTAAAGCAATACCTTCCATTAGTATTCCATTGCTTACCATCATGATACATATAAAACTGATCAGGCTCAACAAAAAACAAATCGTTCATAAAATAACTTCTACCACTTTTTCTTCTACCCTGCATGTCATTGTAAAACTTAAAAACATTGTGATGAACTAAAAGCTTATCTCCTGGCTTGATAGGACCATCATACACGATAGGTGTGGCTATCACCTCAGCAATACGATTAGATGCTTTATGATTTTCTTCTGAGGTGCTTGTTATAAAATCTACTCCACCTATATTTTTTGTATTGTTATATCTTTTATTGTCTAAAGGAGTAGTGATAAATAAGTAAGGTGATTTCATTAGAAGTTAATATTATATTCGACAGATACAGGCATATTAATAAACTGCTTCCACAAAACAACTTCTTTGTTGTATGTAGATTCAATCCATACTTTAAAGGCATCGATGTTTTCATCATATCTTATGTGATGTATTTTGTAAGTACCTTTTAATATTTCTTGCCCAACAACATAGTGCATAGCTCCTCCTTTATAGTCAGGACCTATTGCTATCTTACGAATATCATTCATTTAATTAGATTTAATTTATAACAAATATAATCAAAAAAAAATACCCCTAAATAAATAGAGGTATTCTAAGCGAAGAGGTGACACTAATTGCAAACATCTCAAGGATGTCATACTAATTGCAAACATCTCAAGGATGTCATACTAATTGCGCACCTCGCATATTTTAAGCAGTTCTTGAAGCAGGACCATTAGAGCCTTGTGTTAAAGTATATCCTGCTACAATTTTATATATTGATATTTTAACATTAATGCGTTTGATAAATTTCCAAATATATATGGCAACTCATGGTTTGTGTTTGTCCATGCAGGGTTTGGAATACCTATAGCAAATTTCATTATAATTTGTGATGTTCTTTTTTCGTCTGGATTATTCTCATAATTTACATTAGCAGCAGGTCTTGCAACTGAAAATCTTGTACCCCAAAAATCATCTGTTGTTGTCGCAGGGAGTGATGTCACTTCTGTGTTTGTGCTAGGAACTTCAATATATGTAGTAGGTCTTAGCGAAGCAAAGTCAGTTATCAATGACCCTGTCTTAGCAATCTTTAATTCACTGTTTATATCCCATTCTGTTGGAATAGGGAACAAAGTAATACCACTATATGTAAATTGTTCAGCTGATGCCCAATTACTACCTGGGAAATTAGTTCTCTGATATACTCCATTGTTATGAGAAGGATGAATAAAATTTGCCCTTTTCATAACATACACCTGGTCTAAATTTTTAACTTTTTGCTTTTTATATCTAAACATAAAAAGTCTAGGATTTTTAGTTAACCAATCTGTTTCAATAGGTTTTTGCATAGCCACAAAAGCTTTATCATTTTTTGTAGTAGCATCAACATATGGTCTTTTCAAAACATACATATAGGGTGTAGGAATATCATCAGCTTGTCCTATGTAAGTTTTTAAACCCTCAACAGTAATGTTCTTAGTAACATCTGTTGGTGTCCCATTTGTTTGAGTGATAATTATCTTATCATCACCTTGAGGTGTAACTGTATTATATGAACTAATCTTTGGCATAATATTATTTTTTTGTTTCTGAATATGACTTCATCATTTTTTCTCCTGTTCTTCCGATAACATATCCACCTATTCCTATTTGTAGCAAATTCCAAAACTCGTTCTCAAGCTCAGGTATTGTTAAATCAAACAAAGGAGCAAGAAACTTTACATAGATTACTATAAAACCAAAGGCTAACATTAAAATTGGTCTCCAACTTCTTTGAATCCAATTACCTTTCGCTTCGGCTACAATTATTTCTGTCTGCATTCTTTGCAGCTCTAGCTCTTTCTCAATAAGAATTTGCTTGATAGCATTCTCTGCTAATATTTTTTCTTCTTTAGAAGTAAATAATTTATCAAGACCACCCATTATGTCCTTGACTACAGTACCTCCAAACCAATCTAATATT